AACAGGATCCACAGGTTCTACTGGATCTACAGGTAGTACTGGCAGCACAGGGTCTACTGGATCCACTGGGTCAACAGGAGTAACTGGTGCGCAAGGTAACACGGGTAGCATTGGTAACACTGGCCCTACTGGCTCTACTGGCAATACTGGTTCGCAAGGGCAAACAGGTCCAACAGGATCTACTGGAGCGGTAGGTAACACTGGTGCAACAGGAACAACTGGACCAACTGGCAGTACAGGAAATACAGGTGCCACAGGAATTACTGGTCCTACTGGACCAACGGGTAGCACAGGTTCTCAAGGAAGCACTGGGCAAACTGGACCAACTGGAAGCCAAGGTAACACAGGTCCGACTGGAGCCGTAGGCTCTACAGGAGCCATTGGAAACACGGGAGCCACAGGTAATACTGGGGCAATTGGTAATACAGGCTCACAGGGCAACACAGGCCCTACAGGGGCTATTGGAGCGACAGGCTCTACAGGTTCTCAAGGAAATACGGGTGCGACAGGTGCTATTGGCAATACTGGTTCTACTGGTGCCATTGGTGCCACTGGCGCTATTGGTAACACAGGGTCTACAGGACCAACGGGTGCTACGGGAAACACAGGCTCAACTGGAGTTACTGGCCCAACAGGCCCAACAGGATTAACTGGTAATACAGGTCCAACTGGCGCAACAGGTAATACTGGCGCAGGTGTAACTGGTGCTACTGGAGCCACTGGTGCAGGCGGTACGCTAGGCCATTACGGTAACTTTTACGATACTACCACTCAGACCAATGCAGGCGCTACTAGCGCCAACCTTATTACTATTAACACCGATGCTGGCTCAAGTGGCGTAAGCATCGTCTCATCTAGCCAAATTACTTTTGCCTATGCTGGTACTTACTCAATAAACTTTTTGGGTCAATTCATCACCACTGGCGGTGGAAGCAACTACCAAGTAAACGTTTGGTATGCCCTTAACGGAACTGCTGTGACTCAATCAACCGCAGTCTTTACAACCTCTGGCGTTAACAACCAAGTCCTTGCAAACATTGAAGACTTAGTAACAGTTAATGCTGGTGACTACATCCAGTTCTACTGGTCATCACAAAACACTTATATGGAATTACTAGCAGTTGCTGCTGGTTCATCTCCGACTCGTCCTGCATCTCCAAGCGTGAATCTTCACGTTGAACAAATTATGTACACCATACTTGGACCGACGGGAGCAACAGGTGCCACAGGAGCCACAGGTAACACAGGTTCAAATGGATCTACGGGAGCGACTGGCGCAACAGGACCAACAGGGCCGACAGGTAATACTGGAAGCAATGGTCAGACTGGAGCGACGGGGGCTACTGGACAAACAGGGGCAACTGGTTCTACGGGAAGCACGGGAGCAACAGGCCCAAGTGCATCGGCGTTAGTTGATATGCTTTGGCTTGGGGCTATGTGATAGAATAGCGTATGCCCAAGATAGCCGTTTATTCCATTTGTAAAAATGAGATTAAACATATTGAGCGTTACGCAGAGGCTACAAAAGATGCGGATTATCGCATTGTAGTTGATACTGGATCTACCGATGGTAGCCAAGATAAAATGCGTGAATTGGGTATAACCGTTTATCAAATACATTTAGATCCGTTTCGCTTTGATGTGGCTCGCAACACAGCCTTATCACTTGTTCCAGAGGATGCCGATGTTTGCCTTATTCTTGATATGGATGAAGTACCTGAAGAAAATTTTTTCCAGAAAGTACGACGTGGCTGGAAGCCAGGTGTACATCTGGGATGGATCAGTATGGATACTGGGCAAAAGTGGGAAAGGGACAGGCTTCATTCGCGCTTTGGGTGGCATTGGAAATATCCATGTCATGAAGTTCAAATCTACTACGGCAAAGATGAAGTTAAAGATTGTGACATCAGGGGAGCAGTTATTAAGCATCTTCCCGATGAAAGCAAATCCAGAGGATTATATTTAAATTTACTTGAAATGGCAGTCAAAGAATTGCCGCATGATCCGCGCATGTGGACTTACATGTGCAGAGAATATTATTTCCACCAACGATGGCAAGATGTTATTGACGCCGCTCAAAAACAATTACCACTCAATGGCTGGGATGTAGAACAAGCCGCTGTCTGCCGATGGGCAGGTGAGGCTAGTCACCAACTTGGCAAAGAAGATGATGCCAGAGATTGGTATGACAAAGGTGTACAAATTCTTCCCACACAAGGCGAACCATGGTATGGAGTAGCAATTCATGCTTACCGTAATCAAAATTGGAGCAGATGTTTAGATGCTTCTATTAACGTTATGGAACGTACTCGTTCAACCCACTATTGCTACGAATCAGCAATCTGGGACTGGAAAGCCTATGACCTTGCATCAATCGCTGCTTACAACCTCAAGCATATTGATGAAGCAATAGCCTTCGCTACACAAGCGGTAATAGGCAACGGTCCAGAAACAGATCGTATTCAACGCAACTTAGATTTTTTTAGACAGGTGAAGAATGAATCATCAACACACAAGCAAAGTTCTTGAATGGGGCTTTGATGAAAAATACAATAGCATTCCTTCTAAATACGGCTGTGCCGAATGTCATGAAACGTATACCGAATTACCAGTTTATCCAGAAACACCATCGGATCATAGTCAGCATAATGATTATATTGACGGGTGTTTTGCTTGCAAGATTAGGACATTAGAACTTAACACTGGTGACGCTGGACGTTCTGATTCTATGTCTCAAAAGAAGTGGGATGCTGAACTAAACGCTTATGCAGATGCTCGCTCACAGGGCATACAACCCGCTGGTACAACAATGAAAGCAGTTGCTGAAGCCAAGGAAGCAAGCGACAAACTAGGCGCAGCATTTGATGCTGGAGTTATGCCTGCGGCACAAAAGATTACTAAGCAAACCGCTTCTGTAATGAAAGAAACTGGAGTTATCTAATGGCTATGAATGATAAAAAGCAAGACGCAAAAGTTACTAAAGGATTAAAGCCAGCACAAAAGGCAGCCTTTAAAAAAGCCGATGCTGCGATGGATAAGAAGAAGCCATCTGCTAAGGCTGATATGAAAATGGATAAAGCACTTGTAGCCAAGATCAAGAAAGGCAAGTAAATGGCAGCAGCAAAAAAGGGTATGGGCTTCGCAGCCGCTCAAAAGTCAATCGCTAAAAAGTCTGGCGTATCAATGAAGTCAGCAGGAGCAATCCTTGCATCTTCAACTCGTAAGGCTTCACCAGCAGCAAAGAAAGCAAATCCAAATCTAAAGAAGGTAGCAATGCCTCAGAAAAAAGGTGGTAAATAATATGTGCGCTTCATGTGGATGCAATAACAATGCAGTTAAGGCAACTGGCAAACTAGACGGCAAGCCAACTGAAACACCTTATGGTGAGTATGAAGGCGTCGGCGGCACAGTTACATGGCCAACAAAGTAGTCAAAACACGCGGTGCTGCAAAGCAAGCGGTTACTGACACAATTACAATTGGCAATCAAAAGCATGTAATTACCAAAGCCAGCAATGGTGACATTGTTGTCAACCATCCTGGCTCAAAGAAAACAACATTTAAGAAAATTGATTTAACTAAGAAGGCAGATGTTAAAACCATTGCTGGCGGCGTAGCCGCTGTTAAGAAATGGCACAAGACACATCCAACGAAAGGTAAGTAAATGACGACGCCCCCAAGTCTGCAGTACAGTATGAATCGTTTGGCAGGTACATTAGTTAATGGCGTACCAACCCTTGATACACAAGGTGCTGCAAATGTTTGGGCTGGTACAACAACCCCTTTGGATACTGAGGGTGCGCTTAACTACCTTTACGGAAAACGTTTTACTCAGCCAAATTACAATATTGATCTGCCAGGAATTTTAAATTCATTGGCTGGCACATATGGTCTTGGCGAAAATCTAGCAGCATCGTTGATAGCATCATGACTTTATTTGTAGACCTTATTGACGAAACTGCTTTATCACTTACTGGTTATACCAATCGCCAGGATCAAGCAACCTACCTAACCGCTCCAATGGCAGCAACCGACCTAACCTTTACAGTTGCCGATGGAACAGTACTAACTCGTGGTTTGGTTGAAATTGATGATGAATTGATCTGGGTTGACTCATTTGACCGTACAACTAACACAGCCACTATTCCAACATATGGTCGTGGCTTTCGTGATACAACCGCTGCAGTTCATACGGCTGGTACACGAGTCACAATTACTCCGTCGTTCCCACGCTCAGTAATTCGTCGCAATTTGCAACAAGCAATTGATGCTGTATATCCAGATTTGTTTGGTACCTATTACACAATTTTTAACTTTCAAGCAGCAGTAACAACTTATGTTCTGCCAGATGAATGTATAGATGTATTGGCTGCCTCATGGCGCACCATTGGACCTTCTAAAGAATGGTTGCCTATTCGCCATTATCGTGTAGATCGTACTGCTAACCCATTGGTATGGAACAGTGGTAAGACTATTTCTATCCGTGAGGGTATTATTCCTGGTCGTCCCGTCATGGTAACTTATACAAAAAAGCCAACTGTTATTCAATATGATAACGATGATTTTTCTATGACTGGTTTATCAGATTCAGCACGTGAAGTCATTGTCCTTGGAGCCGCATATCGTACTGCCATGTATCTTGATTTTGGTCGTGTACCAGCACTAACCGCAGAAGCAGATGCAATGAGTCAATCTAACCCAATTGGTTCAGCAGTCAACATTGGCCGTGCAATTCAAAATCTTTATCAAGCGCGTTTACAAATTGAGATTCGTCGTCTTGAAGCCCAGTTCCCACCCCGCACGCACTACACAAGTTAGGATAATCAGTGACAAGATACTACTCAGCAGTTGCTGTAGACAATACCCTTGGTTCAGCAATAACCAGCGGTTCTACAACAGCAACACTCAATACATCCCCGATTGGTTATCCAAGCAGTTTTCCATTTGTGTTGGCGATTGACTACAACGCAGCAACAGAAGAACTTGTATTGGTAACGGCAGTATCTGGTACAACTATTAGCATTACTCGTGGTTTTAACGGATCAACGCCACAATCTCACGCAGTGGGTGCAGTAATACGTCACGTTATTACAGCCCAAGATTTAACAGATACTCAAACGCATTACAATACTGCATTAACTGATGGTGCGCATGGAGTAACTGGCTCACTAGCCACATTCCTTGGTGCGCCAACATCGGCTAACCTAGCCGCAGTAGTTACCGATGAGACTGGTTCAGGTTCACTTGTTTTTGCAACTGGTCCAACAATTAACAGCCCAGTCATTACAGGCACAATTGCTGCCAGTGGTTCTACTGGTGCTTCAGGTCAATACCTTTCATCAACAGCAACTGGTATTGCTTGGGTAACACCAGCAACAACTAACCTTGTTCTCAATCCTCAGACTGGTACAACCTACACCCTCGTATCTAGCGACTTAAACAAAGTGGTTACCTTAAGTAACTCATCTGCAATAACCTTGACCATCCCATCGGCTACATTTACTACTGGTCAACAGATCAACATTCAACAGCTTGGCGCAGGACAGGTAACCGTACAGGGAGATGGAACGTCTACCTTTACAGGGACTGGAACTAAGTTACGCACACAGTACAGTGCAGCCACCATTGTTTGCACAGGAACCAATACCTTCACATTGATTGGAGACTTAGCATAATGGCTACAGCATACGTAATCCTTGGCGGGGTAACGCCAGCGGCAACTAGTTCATCTACCCTCGTTACAGGGTCAACTAACGGCTCTATCGTAGGCTCTTTCAGCGCCTGCA